CTCCGTTAGGAGTAGATTGGATTCCTTAGTAACAAGGAATCACTGGTTAAAACTTAACCAATCGAGTGAATATTTTTCGGTAGGAATGAGAAAGGATTTCCCCACTCCTTATCTCTGATTTACCATCGAAAAGTAAGATCTCAAAATTTCAAAGGGGTTGGCCCCCTCTTTGATCTTAAATTTCAACGCTTGTAATCAATCGACACAGGTAGTTACTCCCGCAAAAGCAGTAGCAACCACGAGTGAGGTTAATCACTCACGTCTGGATGGCAAACGAGAATGGTTTTCTTTGGAAAGACAATCCGTTCTGGAAAAGATTCAACAAATGGAAACATTTGAAGACAAATTCCTTAAACGAGTTTTCTTCCGAGGTGAAAACCGGCTAGATATTGTTCTAAAATCACTTCTCAAGTTAGTGGATCTCTGCAGTTGTGAAACTGTGGGTGATCGTACAATTTTAATTGATTGTGCAAACTTTCGTAGAAATGTTTTCAAGAACAAACGCGAGATGGGTGATCGATTCAAAAAGCTGAGAAAACAAATGGGGAAGAAATTCTCCTATGTTTCTTTTGCTATTGAAAACGATCTTCCATTAGATACCATGTGTGGAAATTTTCCTTTGATCTTTCGAGACCATAGAAGAATCGTCCACTGCCTCCGTTTATCTTATGCATTTTACTTGACTCTCGTAATGAAACAACTCAATCAGTTCTCTTTTCCTGTTCGGTTCCGTAAAGGATCGTTCAAGAATTCACAAGAGTACTTGAGTGAGATATTCATTCATCTTTATTCTTCACTTAAAAAGTTAGGAATCGAAGATGAGAAGAGAATCATTAAATGCTTTAAGACTTCCCTATGTTATCATGTAAGCCAAAGTCTTCAACAGGATGAGTTACCCGAAGGTGAAAGATTCAATCTTCTTCCACATAACTTTCAACCGTTTTTTAGGAGTTTAGATCCTGATGTAAAAATCAGATTCTTTTTTTCTTTATTACAATCGAAAGAACTATGTGAAGAAGTTCCTGAATCTTTTATTCAGGAAACTCTCGAAAAACATAATAAACAATTATCCTCTCCCCATCCGGGGATTTCTCCAATTGCTCTCAATGATTTGAGAGTTTGTGGAAGAAAATTTGGAAAAATTGTAAAAAAGTTTTATCGACCTAATGACGGCTTTTACCCAACAAATAAAGCAACCTGTCATTTTCCTCGAGATCGAGGAGGAGTCAAAGGTGACCTCGTCTATCACGGTCGGCTTCGAGCTGGTTCTAATCCTGCAAAGGATTTTGAATCGGATCGAATGGAGCCTTTTGTAATTGGATTCTTTGGTCAACCAGGACAAGGCAAATCGCGAATCCTTCCATTACTTGTTTCTCAATTGAGTGTTCTTTTCCCTGGAGTTTCCAGAGAAGAATTAACTTATTCAAGAACTTGTAATGTTGAGTTTTGGGATGGATATAAAGGACAACCGATTGTTATATTGGATGACCTTGGCCAGTCAACTACGGGTAAAGATATTCAGGAGTTTCAGACACTTGTGTCTTGTAATCCTTATGTCTTACCTATGGCAGACTTAGCCGATAAAGGGACTTACTTTTGTAGTCCAATTATCATTTCCACTTCAAACCTCATGTATGGAATGAGATTAGATCATTCATATCAGGATACTCCCATCATTGATGATGCCTCTTTTTGGAGAAGATTCCATGTTCCAATTTATTGTGAATTTGGATCTTACTTCAAATTAAGAGAATCACCTTTATGGGTTCGTCCTGAGAATCTTCTTTTTGAATCTCATTATACGAAGGATTATTTGTTGAGGAGGAATGCTTCTAAGAACAAAGAGGTAAATACAAAAACCTTTTTTCAATCAAAATCAGATTTCGAAATTTCTGATAAATCCAGATCTCTTGCGCAGCAAGAGAAATGGTGTTCAGAACCTCTCGATCCCAGTAAAATGGGAAAAGATTTGATTAATTGCTTTAAGAAGCGAACCTCTATTCATGATAATATATCAGCTTTTTGGACCCAAAGAGTCTTTGAAGATTTTGATACTACTGAGAAACTCTTAGGAGAGGAATTTTTCCGTGAGGAAATAAATCCACATCTCCCCAAGTCTCTTGGTAGAGAAGATCTTTTCAAAGAATCTCAAACCACTACTCTGGAATTAAGATTTAATGCATTTCCACCGGAAGGTCCTCTTCCAGTGAGAGTTGAACCCATTCGGGAAGCTCTCAAGGTAAGGACCATTACAGCCGGTATTGGAGATACATTTTGTCTCAAACCTTTTCAGAAAGCAATGTGGCATGCGTTAAATGAGTTTCCTCAATTTTGTTTAACACATGGAACAAATCGTCTAGAACCATCTATCAAAAGGATATATGAACAAAGTTCACCTGATGATGTTTGGATTTCTGGGGATTATTCGGCTGCTACAGATAGCTTTGCTATCGAAGCTTCACATGCTCTCTTAGAGGGAATTCTAGAATCTATCGATCATGAACCAACAAAGAGATGGGCAATGAAGGAAATTTCTCCTCATCTATTGATCTATCCTAAGAGTTCTGGCATTGAGCCAGTCCTACAGGAATCAGGACAATTAATGGGATCACTCCTTTCATTTCCTCTCTTATGTTTACTAAATGATTGTACTGCTCAATCAATTGGATTAACTCCGGATCAATATTTGATTAATGGAGATGATATCCTTATGAGAACCAAAAAGGAAAATTATCCTATTTGGAAGGAGCGTGTCCAAGACTATGGGCTAAGTTTATCCCTTGGGAAGAACTATGTTCATAAATCTTATGGTACAGTCAATTCTCAGTTGATCTTCGAAGGAAGTATCACTGATTCTGGTAAACAAAAGGTTCTTGATCGTCGATCACGTGTACTAGGAGAATGTCTGAGAGATCTTGAATTTCTAATGAAGGAAACTTCAAATGAAATAGTTCAAGAAATCTTTAAAACAGTGAACCGAACAAAGTTGTCAAAGACAGTTCGTTCAATTCATGTTCCTAGTTCACATGGTGGTTTAGCGGGAGATTGGGGAAATAGAGACAATATTTCTCTCAAGTCAAAACGAACGGAAATACTCGTTTATTTAAACGATCTTTTCAATCGGATTGAACCTGAGAAGGATAGTCTTTGTATTCCTTATCTCTCATGGGAATCGGCAATCATAAATAACAATGAAAGAATGGAAGATGCATTTTTCAAACCCGTTACCTCAGATGAATATCATGAGGACTTTCTTGATTCCAAGGTTTTACCTAAGATCAAAAAGAGGTTAATGAAGAATGCTGATCTAAGAAATCTTTTCCTTGGACAAGATATCAAAGATCTTCCTCCCCTTACATTTCTCAAAACACTTCAAATTCCTTTCACTGATGAAAAGACAAGAAAATTTATCCAATCAAAAATTGATCGGACATTCTTTGAACTTTTTTTCAATGTGAATGAAGGTTTTGAATATAGTGATTACCGAAAGATGTTACGAATCAAATTGACTGATCCTGAGATCCCTTGTTCAGAGTCACGAAAGTTTCTCTTGAATTTGATGGATTTGGATCTTCGTCCCGATTTTCTTAATTATGTACCTTGTACTTATAAAGCGAAATCATTTGATTCGAATAATTTCAAAAAGCAATTGGGAAGATCTTTAGAACCAAAAGAATTTGATTTACCAATGTGTAAAGATAATCTTGATTTTTCTCAAGAAGTCGAAAAGACTTCTAAGATGATCAATGAGTGTCTTACATCTATGTTTGTTAATAAAATTCTTTCGGAAGAAACAGGTTTTCATGAAGTTTTGGAAGAGCTCTTGAGTTCAACCTAACTTTAGTTATTTTGTTTCTTTATATACACCATTTAATCTTCCATTGGAAGTTTAAAACTTTCTTATCCTGGGACTGGTCGCAAGACAATTCAAAAGGTCAGGGATGGGGGTTTTGACCCTTTCTTTGTAAATTAATGATGTATATTTTCTAAAGATATGGAGGACTGGTAATCTCGTAATCTAGTTTTTCAACCGATGCCAGAAAATGGATATTGCCCTCTCAATTGAGAGCTTCTATTTCTAGAAGAAACCATTTTCATGAATTCTATTAGAATTCAAGGGGCC